ATTAGAGATGAATTTGTAGAAGAAGTAGCAAGAATAAGATATGATATCTGTAATAATTGTGAACTTAAAGGAAAAAAATGTGCTGTAAAAGGTACAGCTCCTTGTTGCAATGAATGTGGATGTTCTTTATCATTTAAAACTAGATCTTTATCTTCATCTTGTCCTCATCCAGAAGGACCAAAATGGAAAGCATTAATTACTGAAGAAGAAGAAGATAAACTTGATGCATTATGAGTATTACATTTAATGCCATAGATCATAGTTATGATAGTATAAGCACTGAAGGTATAGACTGGATAAGTGTGACAACTCTTGTTTCTCATTTTAAGAAACCATTTGATGCTAAAAAAGTTGCTGAAAAAGTTTCTAAAAATAAAAAATCTAAATGGTATGGCATATCACCAGATGAAATTCAAAATATATGGAATGCTGAATCTACAAGAGCAACTACATTAGGAACTTATTATCATAACCAAAGAGAATCTGACTTATGTGCCTTAGCTTCTATTGAAAGAGAAGGTTATACAGTTCCAGTATTTGCTCCTCTTCCTGAAAAAAATGGAATAAAATATGCTCCTTTACAAAAACTAGAATCTGGTATTTATCCTGAACATATGGTTTATCTTAAATCAGTTGGTATTTGTGGTCAATCAGATTTAGTAGAGATAGTAAATGGTAAAGTAAATATTATTGATTATAAAACTAATAAAGAAATAAAAACAGAATCATATACAGATTGGGAAGGTAAGTCAGATAAACTATCACCACCTCTAGATAATTTAGATGATTGTAATTTTAATCACTATGCATTACAATTAAGTATTTATATGTATATTATACTCAAGCATAATCCTAAATTAAAACCTGGAAGAATATTTATTCATCATATCTCATTTGAACAAGAAGATGTTGATAAATGGGGATACCCAATAGCTAAACTTAATTATAATAATGAACCAATAGTAAAAGAAGTAATTCCAATTGCTATTCCTTATCTAGTTGATGAAGTAATAAGTATTATGCATTATTTGCATGACAATAAATATAAAATAAAAAAGAAATGATTGTAAGATTATTTGATGTTCAAAATGGTGTGGTTATTCCTACAGAACATTGTTATACACTAAAAGCACTTAAAGATATTATGGATAACTATCCTGAAGATCATCTTAACATATATTTATATCTTTTTTATATGACTTGTCCTAATCCAGATATGAATCCTTTTTTTCATACACCTGAAATTGATAAAGAAAGTATTATACTAAAAGAAATAAATGCTGAGTTTTCTACAGAAGATGATGATATCTTTATTGCTTTACAGTTCTGTCAAAGAATGTATGAAACTCCTACATCAAGAGCTTATAAAGGAATGGCTTCTATGTTAGATAGATTAGCTAAATATATGGAGACTACACAAATTACAGCAGGAAGAGATGGTAATATTAATTCACTAGTAGCTGCAGCTAAAAACTTTGATCAGATTAGAGCATCATTTAAAGGAGTATATAAAGATCTTCAAGATGAGCAGTCTAGTAAAGTTAGAGGAGGTCAGGGTCTTGCATATGATTCTTAATTATGAGTGAAATATATCAAGACATACCCTGTTGGGATAATGGTACATGGACAACAGTATCATTTGATTCTAGAGAAGAATTTTCTAACTCTATTGCTAAAATATTTTCTGAACCAGGAAAGTATAACTTTGATGATACAAGTTTTCTTTTTAATCAAGAAGCAGTAAAGTTTAGAGAACAAAATGTATATTGTACATTTCCATTTAGATCTAAAGATTTTATAAATTATTGGGACAATCAAAAAGAAAAATGTAGAAAAGGAGTGTTCTATATAAAGGATACCAAGAAATGGTTTATTACAAGAGACTACTATATGTGGTTAAACTTTTTACCAATCTTTGACAAAGAACAACAAAAGTTTGACTTTGCAAAAATTAGAGATGCCCAGTATCATATGGCTCTATATGAACTACTTGCAGAACTTAATTATAAACATGTTGCTATCTTAAAGAAACGTCAGATAGCATCTTCTTACTTTCATATATCTAAGTTACTTAATCAATTATGGTTTGAGTCAGGAGTTACACTTAAAATAGGGGCCAGTCTTAAAGATTATATAAATGAGAAAGGTTCATGGAAATTTTTATCAGAATATGCTGCATTTTTAAATGAGCATACTGCTTGGTATAGACCAATGTCTCCTGATAAAATTTTAATGTGGCAACAAAAGATTGAAGTAAGAAAAGGAGATAGAAAAGCAGAAGTTGGTTTAAAAGGTACAATGCAAGGAATGTCTTTTGAAAAAGATCCTACAAATGGTGTAGGTGGACCAGTAAAATATTTCTTTCATGAAGAAGCAGGTATTGCTCCTAAGATGGATCAGACTTATGAGTATATGAGACCTGCTATGAGATCAGGTTTAACTACTACAGGAATGTTTATTGCTGCAGGATCAGTTGGTGATTTATCACAATGCAATCCATTAAAGGATATGATGCTTAATCCTACATCAAAAGATATTTATGCTATTGAAACTGATCTTATAGATTCTAAAGGTACTGTAGGTTTGTCAGGTTTATTTATTCCTGAACAATGGTCAATGCCACCACATATTGATATTTATGGTAATTCACTTGTAGAAGAATCATTAAAGGCATTAGATGAACAGTTTGTTAAATGGAAAAATGAATTATCTCCAGAAGATTACCAGTTAAGAATATCTCAGCATCCAAGAAATATTGAAGAAGCATTTGCACATAGATCTGTATCTGTTTTTCCTCCACATCTTGTAGCTGCACAACAAAGAAGAATTGAAGAAAAAGAATATTCATATGAATTTTTAGATATTTCTACAGATGAAAATGGTAAACCTACTGTTAAACATTCTAATAAACAACCTATTAAAGAGTTTCCAATAACTAAAAAAACTGAAGATAAAACAGGAGTATTAGTTGTATGGGAAAGACCAATTAAAGATCCAACATTTGGACAGTACTATGCTTCAATTGACCCTGTATCTGAAGGAAAAACAACAACATCAGAATCATTATGTTCTATATATGTAATGAAAGCTCCAGTAGAAGTTACAAAAGTAACTGGAACAGAAACTGAAACTTACATAGAACCAGATAAAATTGTAGCAGCTTGGTGTGGTAGATTTGATGATTTAAATAAAACACACCAGAGATTAGAATTAATTATAGAATGGTATAATGCATGGACAGTTATTGAAAATAATATTTCTTTATTTATCCAGTATATGATATCTAGAAAGAAACAAAGATTCTTAGTACCTAAAAGTCAAATTATGTTCTTAAAAGATTTAGGTGCTAATGCTAATGTATTTCAGGAATATGGTTGGAAGAATACCGGAACCTTATTTAAACAACATCTTCTTAATTATGCTATAGAATATACTAAAGAAGAATTAGATGTTGAAACTAAAACAGATGGTACTATAGTAAGAACTAAATATGGCATAGAAAGAATACCAGATCCTATGTTATTAACAGAAATGAGAGAATATGCAGCAGGTGTCAATGTGGATAGATTAGTTTCTTTTGCAGCTTTAGTTGCTTTTATGAGAATACAACAATCTAATAGAGGTTATGCAAAAAGAGTAATTATGGATGATGCAGCAAAAAACTTGCAAAAGTCAGAAAATTTGTTTAAATTAGATAGAAGTCCGTTTCGTCACATGGGTAATAATAATCTTGCAAAAGGTAGAGGATTTAATAAATCTGCTTTTAGAAACTTAAAGTAAAAAACATGCAAATAATAAATGCAATACAAGCAAAGAATGGAGTTAAAACTGAACAGAACAAACTTGGTACTGTTACACAACCTTTACAATTTATTCCTAAAAAGGATAAGACTCAAGAATGGGCAGCTTGGAATTTAGATTGGATTGAATTACAAGGACTTAAACAGATCCGTAGAAATGCTAGAAGGTTAATGAAAAATTATAAACTAGCAAAAGGAATAATAGATAAATCAGATTATATTGTTGAAGAAAATAATGAATATAGAGATGTAGTAGAAATACTAACTAAAGAAGATACATCAGCTTTAGAATTAAAATTTTATCCAATAATACCTAATGTTATAAATGTTCTTGTTGCTGAATTTGCAAAAAGATCAACTAAACTTACTTATAGGGCTATTGATGAATTTTCATATAATGAAATGATTGAACAAAAAAGAGTAATGGTTGAAGAAACATTACTTGCTGATGCTCAAATAAAACTAACTGCTGCATTAATAGAGCAAGGTTTAGATCCTCAATCTGAAGAAGCAGCACAACAATTATCTCCAGAAAACCTTAAATCATTACCAGAGATAGAACAGTTCTTTAAAAAAGATTATAGATCTATGGTAGAAGAATGGGCTACACACCAACATAAAGTTGATGTAGAAAGATTTGGCATGGATGAATTAGAAGAAAGAGGATTCAGAGATATGCTTATTACAGACAGAGAGTTCTGGCATTTCAGAATGATGGAAGATGATTATGAAGTAGAACTTTGGAATCCTGCTATTACATTTTATCATAAATCACCAGATTCAAGATATATTTCTCAATCTAATTGGGTTGGTAAAACAGATATGATGTCAGCATCAGATGTTATTGATAGATATGGGTATATAATGACAGAAGAACAATTATCAGCATTAGAAGCTATTTATCCAATTAGAGCTGCTGGATACAATATTCCTGGTATACAAAATGATGGTTCTTTTTATGATGGTACAAAATCTCATGAATGGAATACTAATATGCCATCATTAGGAATGAGGCAATATACTTCTTTTATGGGAAGCAATGCAATTAATGGTAGTGATGTAATTTCTGAAATTCTTTTACAAGGTGATGAATATTTAGATGAAGGAGGAGAATTCTTATTAAGAGTATCTACAGTATATTGGAAATCACAAAGAAAAATTGGACACTTAACCAGTGTAGCAGAAAATGGAGAAGTTATTAATGAAATTGTTGGAGAAGATTATGTAGTTGAAAATAAACCTATTTATGATAATAGATTGTTTAAAAATAAAACAAAAGATAATATAATATATGGAGATCATCTTGATTGGATATGGATTAATGAAGTATGGGGTGGAGTAAAAATAGGTCCTAATATTCCATCATATTGGGGTATGAATAATCCAGGTGGCTTTACTCCTATATACATAGGTATTGATAAAAATAAAACAGGTCCTTTAAAATTTCAATTTAAAGGAGATTCAACATTATATGGTTGTAAGTTACCAGTAGAAGGTGCAGTTTTTTCAGATAGAAATACTAAGTCAACAGCTTTATTAGATTTAATGAAACCATACCAGATTGGATATAACATAGTAAACAACCAAATTGCTGATATATTAGTAGATGAGTTAGGAACTATTATCATGTTAGACCAGAACACTCTTCCTAGGCATTCTTTAGGAGAAGACTGGGGGAAAGGAAATTTATCTAAAGCATATGTTGCTATGAAGAATTTTGGTATGCTTCCTCTAGATACCTCTATAACAAATACAGAGAATGCATTAAACTTTAATCATTTTCAGAAACTAGATCTATCTCAGACAGAAAGATTAATGTCAAGAATACAAATAGCAAACTACTTTAAATCTCAAGCATATGAAGTAATAGGTGTTAATCCTCAAAGGATGGGTCAGCAATTATCTCAAATGACTGCTACTGGAGTTGAACAAGCAGCAGCTGCATCTTATGCACAGACAGAAGTATTCTTTATTCAACATTGTGATTACTTAATGCCAAGAGTTCATCAAATGAGAACTGATTTAGCTCAGTATTATCATTCAACAAAGCCCTCATCAAGACTTACTTATATAACAAGTGCTGATGAAAAAGTTAATTTTCAAATTAACGGAACAGATTTATTAATGAGAGACTTAAATATTTTTTGTACAACAACAGCAAATCATAGAGCAGTTCTAGAACAACTTAAACAAATGGCTATGACTAATAATACTGCAGGAGCTAGTATATATGATCTTGGTAAAATTGTTCAGTCTGATTCAATTGCTGAACTTAATACTGTATTAAAAACATCTGAAGAAAAAACACAACAGCAAAAACAACAAGAACAGCAGGCTCAACAACAGTTACAACAGGAGCAATTAGCTTCTCAAGAGAAACAAAAACAGATGATGATTCAAGCTGAAGCTGAAAATCAAGATAAACAACTTCAAAATAATATTACTGTTGCTGAAATTAGAGCTGCTGGTTATGGTGCTGCTTCAGATGTTGACAAAAATGAAATGTCTGATTATCAAGATTCAATGAAAGATATAAGACAGTCTGAACAGTATAGACAACAAACAGAACTAGCAAGAGATAAACAATCTAATGAGAATTTAAGACAATCTCAAAAAATGAGTATTGAACAACAGAAGTTACAAATGCAAAAAGAAGTTGCAGATAAACAACTTGAAATAGCAAGAATAAATAAAAATAAATTTGATTCAGGAAGTGATAAGAAAAAGAAAAGCTAGTTTAGCTATATATTACAAAAAATTACTTTTTCTATTTTAAATTTATCAAGTTTAATTTGTATATTGAAGTATAACCAAAAACCAACAAAATGAGTAAAGAAATTAATGACCTCAATAAAGAGGTAAAAGATTCTACAACGGTAGATCTAGTAGATGTAAATATTGATGAGTTATTTGGAGTACCTGGAGCAGAAAATATAATGCTTCCAAGTAATGAAGATGACAAACCAAAATCTATGTTTTCTAAAGAAAATGTAGATACAACGTTCCTTGACAACCCTGCAAGACCTTCTAATAAAATAGAAGATGCAGAAAAGAAAGCAGAAGTTGATGAGACTATTGCAGAACTTGATAGTTTAATTAGTCAAGAAGAAGATGCTGGTAATAAAGGAAGACCAAAGATTGATAAATCTGGTCTTTATGAATTAGCACAGAAAATGATTGAAGAAGGAGCTTTAGTTGCTTTTGATGATGATAAACCATTAGAAGAATATAGCACTAAAGACTTTAGAGAATTGTTTGAAGCTAACTTCCAAGAAAGGGAAGACAAAATTAAAAAGAATGTTCCAAAAGAATTTTTTAATTCTTTACCAGAAGAACTTCAAATTGCAGCTAAGTATGTAGCTGATGGAGGACAAGACTTAAAAGGATTATTTAGAACACTTGCACAAGTAGAAGAAATGATTCAATTAGATCCTTCAAATGAATATGATCAAGCTGAAATTGCAAGACAATATTTATATGCTACAAATTTTGGAACAGCAGAAGAAATAGAATCTGAAGTTCAAGATTGGAATGACTTAGGTAAACTAGAACAGAAAGCTAACCAGTTTAAACCAAAATTGGATAGGATGCAAGAAGAGATAGTTGCAAGACAGTTAGCAGAACAAGAGCATAAAAAAGAACAACAAGCTCATGCAGCAAAAGCTTATACAGATAATGTATATAATACACTTTTAACAGGTGAGTTAGGTGGAATAAAAATTGATAAGAAAATACAAAGTCAACTTTATTCAGGATTAGTTCAACCAAACTACCCATCAATTTCTGGTAAACCTACAAATATGTTAGGACACTTATTAGAAAAGTATCAGTTTGTAGAACCAAGACATGATCTTATTGCTGAAGCTCTTTGGTTACTTTCAGATCCTGACGGATATAAAGGTAGAGTAAGAGAACAAGGTAGCAAAGAAGCTACTGAAAAAACAGTAAGAATGTTGAAAACAGAGGAATCTAGAAAAAATACTCCTTCTGCCCGTGATGATGAGCAGGAAGATAGAAGATCTAGCAAACCTCAAAGAACAATTCCTAGAAATACTGGAAATATATTTAGGAAATTTTAATTAGTAACAAATAAAAACAAAATAAAAAATGGCAACTCCAGTAATGAACAATGGCATATTCCTTCGGGATACAGCCTATGCAGCTAGTTCCCATGTGGATTCTTACCACTTGGTGAACATGCTAAAAGACGCAGAACCAATGGACTTAGGTCCAGTGGATTTATGGGCTATGTCCCAAAAGGTAGAAATGCCTCTTTATCAAATGTCCTCATTTGGTGGGAAAAATGTAATTAATGTAGATAATGCTCGTGGAGAGTACAAATGGCAGACTCC